GAAGTGCAACAAGCCCAAGTGGTGTTGGCTGCACAAGACATGGTTGACAAGATGCAATCAATGTTGGAAGATGCCAGCGAAATGCAATTTAAAGAACTGCCTGCCTTGGTTGATTCAATCAAGAATCAAGTGGGTATTGATCAAGCCTCGCAATTCAATGCAGATGCCACAGCCGCACTCACTGGCCTGGTACAAAACTTGCAAGGTGCCAAACAACAACTGGATCAAGCACTTGGCGTGGTAACTGGCACAACACCTCCACCTGATGCTGGCATGGCTGCCATGGGTAGTGCATCTGCACCAGGCGCTGAGATGGCTGCTGCTGGTATGGATGATCTAGACGCTGCTGCCGCAGCCGCTGGTGGTGAGATTGCACCTCCTCCTGAAGAGCCAGCCGCTGTTCCCCCTGCCGCACTTGGTCGTGCCAAGAGATAATGCGAATTGTTGAAGTTGATCAGTCTAACGCTGGAGCTGACCCTAACAAATTGGTAGGGTTGGTCAACTTCTTGGCAGGACGAGCAGAAGATACTAATGCTCAAAAACAAATCAGCCAAAATGCTTTTATATCAGCTGCTCAAAGCCTGGGTATTCCTATCACAAGCCAAAATCTTGGCGACATCATAAGCCAGCCTCCCTTGAGTGGTGTGCTAGAACCGTTAGATCCAAATTCTGGCATGGTCACATTCAAAGGTGCTGACATTGGTCCAGAAAAATTGTCAGTACAACAAAGTCAACAAGTGGTAAACAAAATGGCCAAATCGGCTATGAAACGACCAATGTGACCAGTCAACTAACTGTTGACGCAAGGCGTTAAATATAGTATACTATGCTGTAGGAGGCCCGTATGAAAAAACTCATTGCTCTCTCATTATTGACTTTGGCTGTATCAGCTCAAGCACAACATCACCATCATCATAGGCATGGTGGAAACTGGATGGCACCAGTAATTGTTGGTGGAGTAATTGGTTATGCGCTTACACGCAATTATTACGAGCCTGTTTACAATTACGGCTATGTTCCGCCACCCACAGTGGTTGTTCAGCAACCCATACGTTCTGCCTGCACACCTTGGATTGAAACCCAACATGCAGATGGCACTATTACTAGAACTAGAACCTGCCAATGAAACACTGGAAAGCCTATATCAGATTTACCAATGATATTGGTGTATCAAAACATTTTATTACCACAGTGGCAGCACCAAATCAGTTTGAGGCCGTTAACCAGTTCAAACTGAAATATGGCTCAGACTGTTTGATAGGTTGGATAGAGGAAACAAAATTATATGGCTTACAGTCAATCGGTTATTGATCATTATGAAAATCCCAGGAATGTCGGATCTTTTGATAAGAATGATACTGATATTGGTACTGGCATGGTTGGCGCACCTGCCTGCGGCGACGTAATGAAATTGCAAATCAAGGTACAAGATGGCATCATCACAGACGCAAGATTCAAAACATACGGATGCGGCAGTGCGATTGCCTCCAGTTCTCTCGTTACCGAGTGGGTTAAAGGCCTTACGCTTGACCAAGCGGCAGCTCTTAAAAATTCAAAGATTGCTCAAGAACTCTCGTTGCCACCAGTCAAAATCCATTGTTCAATCCTTGCTGAAGACGCCATCAAAGCCGCTGTAGAAGACTACAGAAAGAAGCATGATCTCTCTAACTGATCGTGCATACACTAAAGTAAAACGACTTCTGCAGGCCAAAGACTATGCTGGCATTCGCCTGGGTGTAAAAACCACCGGTTGCTCAGGCCTGGCGTATGTGTTAGAATACGTGCCGGAGTACACACCTTCGGAGTTAGACATCAACTATGCCCAACAAGACTTTGTGGTCCTGGTTGATAAGAAAAATGATGTATATCTCAAAGGCATCACAGTAGACTATGTGCGCCGAGGACTCAACGAAGGTTTTGAATTCCTTAACCCTAATGAACGCGACCGATGTGGTTGCGGTGAAAGTTTTAGAGTTTAAATTGCATGTTCAATTTCACCCAACGATATGATAGCTCGTGGTGGTTGTTGGCCGCTGCACCCCCAAACATTTTGATCTTTGATACAGAAAAAATTTTAATTGATCTTAGATTCATTCTCAAAAAAGATTATGTTATAGATCATTTACCATTGGTAGAAGATCAATTGGTCAAACACTACAATAAACACAATCTTTATTTTTATGCAATAGATGGCAATGACGTGTTGGCATCTGGACTTGTGGCTTGGATTCAAAAGATCCAACATGGTCTAAACATACCTGACAGTAAAATTAATTTTTTAAGTGTCAGTCCCAGTTTGCTCCAGTGGCATTGGATTCCGCATCCATTAGAGGCATTTGAGGATATTATTAATCTCATACAAGTTGAGGACTTGCCTCAGGACACTCGTTCAGCAAAATTTGTTGGCATGTTAGTTGGCAGCCGATTCAGCATTAGTAGACTGAGATTGGCGTATGGTTTAGATGGTGCATTTCCAGGAGATGCATTTATCACATTTCCTGTAAATAACGCAAAAGATTTTCTATGCAACAATTTGTCAGAATATTATCAAACAGAACTTGATTGGATGACCCAACGAACGTTTGACAATGACATGCCCGATACAGACCAACGTATCATTGATTATAGAAATGGTGCTATCAACTACACCAAGATTTGGAATCAATTTCACATCGAAGTTGTGACTGAAACTGATGATTATCAGAATCAATGGTTTACAGACAAAACAGCCAAGTGCCTTTGCACCGGAAAACCTTTTTTGTTGCTAAGTGGACAACACGGTTTAAGAAATCTCAAGCAAATGGGATTTGTCACATTCGATCAATGGATTGATGAAAGCTATGATGAATGCGTATTGCCCGCTCAGCGGATTGATGCTATAATCAATAGTTTGCAGAAGTTGTATCTCAACCCAAAAAAATCGCTGATTATTCGGCAAATGTATAAACACGCAAAACAAAATATTGACGCTTATTATGACTATGTACAAAAACAAATTCAATTACGAACCTATACCAAGGGTGACAATAGATGGCAAGAGATTTTACGCCACACCGGACGGCAACAAACTGCCTAGTGTAACCACCATATTAGACCGAACCAAAAGTGAAGAAAGCCGGGCAGCTTTGCATAACTGGCGGCGTGCGGTAGGGGCAGAACGAGCACAAGCCATCACCACAGAAGCTGCCAGTCGAGGCACCAGAATGCACACCTATCTTGAAAAGTACATTCGAGAAGGTGCCATACCTGTTCGTGGATCAAATCCGTTCAGCTGGCCCAGCTATGTCATGGCAGAAGAAGTCATTAACAAAGGGTTAAAAAATGTAAGTGAATTTTGGGGTATTGAAGTGCCACTATACTTTCCCGGTGTGTATGCAGGCACCACAGACGGTGCAGGTATACATTTAAATGAAGAAAGCATACTGGATTACAAGCAAACCAACAAACCCAAAAAACGCGAATGGATTGACGATTACTTTGTTCAGCTGTGTGCATACGCAGAAGCCCATAACGAATTGCATGGCACACACATCAAAAAAGGCGTAATTTTGATGTGCGTTAAACCTGATCTAGATGAGCAACACAATATTGTGGGCCAGCCACAATATCAGGAATTTGTGCTAGAAGGCGCGGAATTTGAAACATATCGCACCATGTGGTGGAAAAAGGTCGAACAGTTCTACATGCTAAATATGTGATACCTCAAGGAATCACACTGTGGCAATTGTACAAATCTCAAGAATAACCCAACGTAAAGGTCTCGAAGAAGATCTTCCGCAACCCTTAGCCCCTGCTGAGCTTGGCTGGGCAGTAGACACCCGCCAATTGTATATTGGTCCCGGCACCATAGCCGAAGGTTCCCCCGACGAGCGTAATAATGTAGAAATTCTAACAGAATACTCAGATATTCTGGCCACTCAAACAGCATACACCTATACAGGACAAACTGCCACAGGATATTCTGTACAAACTGGGCCCAGTGCAGGAGCTCCTGTCAGTCAAAGTTTACAAAGCAGACTGGACAGCTATTGTGTGGTCAGTGATTTTGGTGCTACCGGAAATGGTGTTACAGACGATACTGCGGCAATCAACCGTGCTCTCAATCAATTGTATTGTGTTCAGGCAAATCCACAAATACGTAGAAGTTTGTTTTTCCCAGCCGGCAGTTATTTGATTACCAACACCATCCTGGTACCTCCGTATGCCATGTTGTATGGTGAAGGTCCCGAAAGTAGTATTTTGAATTTCTTTGTGACCACCTGGACCAGCACAGTGGCCTATGCTGCTGGAGTGTTGGTAAAGTCGGGCGCCTCTTACTACCGATCAAATTTTGCAGTACCAGCAGGAACTCTCCTTAATGGTCAAGTTGGTGGAAAATATTATTGGGGAGATGAAACCACCAATGCACCCAACGGACTTCCGAGTTACATCATGCAAACTGCCAGCAGCGACAATCAGAAAACTGGCATTAATATTGTGAGTCCGCTTGAGCCTCAAAACATTTTGATCTCTAACATGAACATGGTCACCAATCAAATCATGGATGGGTTATTGATTGAACGTGCGCACGACTGCTCGTTTACCAATGTTGGTATTCAAGGTCCGTTAACCGAAACTACTTTAATTTCAGCAACCGATAACATTGCGGCGGTACGCTGGGCCAGCACAAGTGCATTGGTTTCAAATCACGTAACATTTGAAAATTGCAATTTTGGTGGCTTTACATATGGCACCAACACCCAACAGCAAATTGAAGGCATTACATTTTCCAATTGTAAATTTGATACCTTATACCAGGGCGTGTATTTGGGTGGTGCAACTCCAGTCAACGGCGGACCCACTGGTGTGAGAATAATCACCAATACGTTTGATAATATCTACGTACAAGGCATTGTGATTGATGGCGTAAGTCTCAATACCACAACCAATAACGTGTTCTATGATGTAGGCAATCACTTCAATGGTGCTGCATTGGCAGCTAGTTCAATTATTGATATTGACACAGCTAATAATGTATGTTTGGGCGACATGTTTGAAAGAACCACAGCACAGGCAACTACCTATGCTAGAATTGAACTCAACGACACTGCCAGTATTGCCATGGACAATGGCTATCGCTTACAACAAGGTACCTATAAACGCGAGTCAGGTGCTAATTTTACTTTGGCAAATAATGTGAGTGTGGCTGCACAAATACTCACATTTGACGCCATTGCGGTTGCTGCTGTGCAAATTGATTATACTATAGTTCGTGGTACTACTGTTAGAACTGGTGTTTATACTATTGTGAGAGGTACCGATGCATCGGGTACCAATCTTCAAGGCAGCGACACCGGAGTAGAAAATTCATCTCCTGGTGTGACATTCTCTGTTACAGAAAGCAGTAGTATTGTGTCATGGAAATATGTCACAACCAACACCATTGCTGGTACTTTAAATTACTCAGTTACCTATCTAGCCTAATGTGGGCCCGCACCTTTGATGCCAGATTGGCCAGTTGGAATCAACTGCGCAACACAGTTGCTGCCATGCCTGCAGATCAATGTTTACATGCTATAAATGAGTGGTGGTTTGATACCCCATGGCGTGCATACCATTTGCACTGGGATGATCAACCTACCTGGCCTGATCCTTGGCAATTGTTAGACGACAATTTGTTCTGTGGACTTGCAAGAGGGCTGGGAATGTTGTATACTATAGCTCTGCTGGATCGACCGGACATACAAGATGCTGAATTAATAGACACAGGTAGCGACAATTTAGTCCTAGTGGAACAAAAGAAATATATACTGAATTGGGACAGAGATCAGTTGTTAAATATCAATCTGACGCCGTTTAATTCCCGGCACCGGCTCAGCCAAGAACAATTAAAAACACAAATAAAGTAGCGAAAAATGAAAAATATAACAGTTGTCAAGCGCAGTGGACAGCGCGAGCCATTAGCATTGGAAAAATGGCAAACTCAAATTGCCAAAGTGTGTGCAGGTATAGCAGATGTAAGCCAAAGCATGATAGAGATCCGCACACAACTACATTTCTATGATGGTATAACTACCAAAGAAATTGATGGCATCACCTTGCGGGCCATTGTAGACTTGATTGATGTAGAGCAAAATCCTGATATTGGGCACACCAACTATCAATATGTAGCAGGCAAACAACGTCTAAGCATGTTGCGAAAAGATGTATACGGTTCATACGATCCTCCGCACTTGTATGACATTGTGAAAACAAATGTGGCAACAGGCCTGTACACTCCTGAACTGCTGGAGTGGTACTCAGAGGACGATTGGAACCGCATGCAAGGCATGATTGACCATGCCAAAGATGAACAGTATTCTTATGCTGCCATTGAGCAGTTGATCGAAAAGTATCTTGTAAAAAATCGTTCAACAGGAAAAACATATGAAACTCCTCAAGTTAGATATATGGTGGCAGCGGCTACAGTGTTCCATAAAGAAGAACCTAACACGGCTAGAATGCGCTATATCAAAGAATACTACAACGCGGCTAGCGACGGTCTCTTTACTCTCGCTACTCCTGTTCTTGCTGGACTCGGTACTCCTACAAAGCAATTTTCGAGTTGTGTCCTTATACGTAGCGATGATGACTTGGATAGCATATTTGCTTCAGGAGAAATGATGGCCAAGTATGCCAGCAAACGTGCTGGCATTGGTTTAGAAATTGGACGACTGCGTCCACTAGGCTCGCCCATCCGTGGTGGCGAGATCATGCACACAGGCATGATTCCGTTTTTAAAGAAATGGTTTGGAGATTTACGTTCATGTTCACAAGGCGGTATCCGTAATGCAAGTGCCACTGTTTTTTATCCCATCTGGCATCATCAATTCGATGATCTTATTGTGCTCAAGAACAATCAAGGAACCGAAGAAACCCGTGTCCGACACATGGACTATGGGGTGGTGCTTTCTGCTTTTTTCTGGCGTAGATTTAAACACAAACAAAATATCACGTTCTTTGACCCTAACCAAGTACCGGAACTTTACGAGGCATTCTACTCCAACACTGCACTTTTTGAAGATCTTTATGTCAAATATGAAACTAGATCTGACCTCCGGAAAAAAGTTATGTCTGCTGAAGAAGTGTTCAAATCAGGCATACTTAAGGAACGAACAGACACTGGTCGTATCTATCTAGTGTTCATTGACAACGTGATGAATCAAGGACCATTTGATCCTGAGTATCACACCATTTACCAGAGTAATCTTTGCTGTGAAATTCTTCTTCCTACTAAACCCTTTAAACGTCTGGATGACAGCGATGGTCGTATTGCACTATGCACCTTGGGCTCAATCAATTGGGGTGCGTTCCGCAATCCAGAAGACATGCGCCGTGCTTGCCGTATATTGCAGCGTAGCCTGTGCAACATTCTTGACTATCAAGATTTTCTCTCCATCCAGTCTAAACTCTCAAATGATGAGATCCAGCCCCTGGGCATTGGTATTACCAACCTTGCCTACTGGCATGCCAAGCGCAGCCTCCAATACGGAGAGTCAGACGCCTTGGCTGAAGTCAAGACGTGGATGGAACACCAAGCCTACTACTTGACCGAAGCCACTGTTGAGCTGGCCAAGGAGCGTGGTCCTTGCAAAGACTCAGCAAGAACCTGGTATGGTAAAGGTATCTTTCCGTGGGAACGGCGAGCAGCCGGGGTCAACGAACTTGTAAATTTTGCACCAGAACTAGACTGGGAACCCTTGCGTGAACAAATGAAAGCTCACGGAGTACGTAATGCCACATTGATGGCAGTGGCACCTGTAGAATCAAGTTCTGTGGTGATCAACTCTACCAATGGCATTGAAATGCCCATGAGTTTGATCACTGTTAAAGAATCCAAAGCAGGATCACTCACACAAGTAGTACCCGAATATCACAAGTTAAAAAACCGGTATCAGTTGATGTGGGCACAAAAAGACTGCATTGGCTATTTGAAGACCGCGTGTGTGTTGGCGGCTTATATTGATCAGTCAATCTCTACCAACACATTCTACAATCCAGCGCACTGGCCTGATCGCAAGGTGCCCACCACACTGATTGCTCGCAACCTAATGCAAGCACACTATTGGGGACTCAAAACATTTTACTACAGCCTTATCAATAAGGCAGGTAGCAAGATGGTTAAAGAAGATGCACCTGCGCCCACGCTTGAGATTGATTTTGATCTTGAAGAAGATTGTGAATCGTGTAAACTTTAAAGGAAAAACATGAAAAAATTACTAGTTATTTTAGCAGTGTTGGCTCTGGCAGCCTGCACAAAAACCACAACAGCACCCAGCGCCTCTGCTCCAGCATTTGTGTTGGACTACAGTGCAAATTGCACCTCAGGTGGTGCACCTACCATTAGTGGTAACGCTGTGACATTTGGCGCAGGCACTCAATGCCAAGCAGGCAGAATTGTGTCAACACAAAGCTACACCAACATCACTGAGTTTAGAGCCACCGTGGATCTAAGCAAGCTAACAAACAACTATGTGAATGCCAGCATCTACATGGTATCAAATCCTGCACAACCAACTGTACAACCCATTGGTAGCAACTACTGTGATGCTGGTGGCAATGGCAATCAATGGAACTGTAGAGAAATTGATTTTATGGAAACCAATGGCAACAAACTGTTTCAAACTACCTTGCACTTGGGAGATGGCGGCAGCGCAGCGCCACAACAGTTTGAATACTCATATGCAGGTACAGCACTCAACAACAGTTGCTTCAACAGTGCAAACATGAAAAATGATCCTGCCAAAGGACTGCATGATATCACTGGTATTGACATGAGCAAGCCGTTTGACATGGTTGCAACTTTCACATACGACACACCCAAAATGGTTGTGACCTATCAACAAGGATCTACAAGTGTTGTGGTGTATGATTCATCCACCGGCGGTGCTGAAGGCAGTGGTTCAGTTAACATGGCAGACTTGACTGCTTCCATGAAGAATGGCTACTGGCCTGTGATTTCATTCTGGCAAGGTTACAGCCCTACCGGCCCTGGTAGTGCTCCATGGTGGAATGGCAGTTGCTCATGGGGTGCATTGTGCAACAACACCAGTTCATACTGGAGCATCAGTAACATTCAAGTAACTACATCTGCTTCTACAAAGAAATAAACTGTGTTTGACAGAGTCAATCAAAGCATTCAGGAGACAGATTATCTAACCTGGGAAAGTTGCAACGATCCCAGGTTTGATTTTGATTGTCCGCCGCCACGTCCAGTTGCAAATTTTTTGCCAGACTGGTTTAAAAACATGCGCGGCAACATGCGTGAATATTTTCCTGAAGGCTTTGGGTCGGATCACACCATACGTCATTGTGTGGGCTTTCAGGGGCTAATGAACATTGGATACAGCATGCCATTGCCTGTGGCAGTTGGTGGATGGCAAACGCATTTTGCATCTGGTAATCTACATCCTGAAATGGTACATGGCACACCCTGGGCCGAAAAGCCCGGTGGTCCGTGGAATGATGCTAGTGACACACATAGTGGCAAGGACTGGAGCCCATACAAATATCGAATGAAGTTGCTGTTTTGGCCTTGGCGTGCTCGAATGGCACCTGGTTGGCGCATGATGATAGTCCCAAATCTCTGGGAATGGCACACAGAATGGCAAGCATTCAGTGGTGCACCAAAAGCCAATTATCATGCCAATCCAGAAGGCACCGGACTTGGCAGCTATTCTAAGTGGGATATTCCTTTAGACGATAATTACAATTACTACAATATTGAAACTGTGTTGGCGGTGCATAGAGAGCATGTAATACCAGCAGGTACAGTGACATTTTGGGCTATACCCATATACGAACCATGAACAAAAAAACTTTTAATCGAATTAGTGAATTTGGCGTTACTAAAATAGTAAATGCAGATTTTTTTACAGAAGATTGGATTCCACAAGATGACGATCTCTTTGAGTGCAACAGTAATGATATAACTGTGTACAACCACAAAGAATTTGAAGGTGGTGCTATGGGATGGAGCACAGAAATGATGGACTTTATCTATTCCATGCACGGCAATCGCAAGTTTACAAACTGTATGGAATGGTGTTCAGGAATAGGGCTTCAGGGATTTAATTTATTAACACACGGATTTTGTGAGAATCTCTGGCTTGGCGACATTTACAAACCAGCACTGCGAGTGGCACAAAAAACCATAGACAAACTGCCACCTAAATATCAGGGTCGTGTGGATACTATCCACATGAAAGGCGCACAAGACATTCCAGATGATCTAAAATTTGACTTGATTATTGGCAGTCCTATACACTGGGATAACAATGACCATCCCATGATTAACAGTATCTTGTTTTGTGATCGACGCAGTGGCGATCCGGACTGGTTGGTACACAAAGAGTTCTTCAACAACATCAAGAAAAATTTAGCCAAAGATGGCGTCATTATCTTACAAGAACAGATTTTTGCCAGTGGTCCAAAGACCTTTGAAAAGTTTATTACAGATGGCGGATTAAAAATTCAAGATGCGTATTGGGAGCCTGAAAATTGTGCCAACAACATGCACTTGTATTATTTAGAGGTTGTTCACGCATGAACAGCATTGAAAAAGTTTGGGCGCGGGCAACCGGGCATCTAATGGGGCACACAGATGACGACCGTCCAGATGTTCCCATTTTAACCTTGAGAGAAGCTCGATTGGCCTTGTTCTTCAAGACCTTTTGGGTTATAATACATGTTGTGACCTGCGGGTTCATCATAGCAAATACAATAAGGCACTGGTAATATGAGTCAAGCACAATACAATCTTTCTACCAAAACAGATTACTTACATCGCAAGATGTTTTTGGATCCTGCTGGTCCTGTGACCATTCAACGATTTGAAGAAGTCAAATATAACAAACTGGCCAAGTATGAGCAAGAGGCCCGGGGGTTCTTTTGGGTGCCAGAAGAAATCTCATTAAGCAAGGATGCCAATGACTTTAAAGAAGCGTCAGACACAGTCAAACATATCTTTACCGCAAACCTGTTGCGTCAAACCGCACTGGACAGCTTGCAAGGCCGTGGGCCAGCACAAGTTTTTACTCCTGTGGTAAGCATTCCTGAACTGGAAGCACTAATGTATAACTGGAGTTTCTTTGAAACCAATATTCACAGCCGCAGTTACAGCCATATCATTCGCAACATCTACAACGTGCCCAAGGATGTGTTCAGCACCATTCACGACACCAAAGAGATTGTGGACATGGCTTCAAGTGTGGGTAGGTATTATGACCACTTGCATATGGTCAACTGTGAAAAAGAATTGGAAGTTCCTGTCAAGGATCACGCACATGTCAAAGCCATTTGGATGGCACTCAATGCCAGTTACGCACTAGAAGCATTCCGCTTTATGGTGAGCTTTGCTACTAGTTTAGCAATGGTTGAGAACAAGATCTTTATTGGCAATGGCAATATCATTCAGTTAATTTTACAAGATGAAATTCTGCACAAGGAATGGACTGCCTGGATGATCAATCAAGTGGTTAAAGAAGACCCTCGTTTTGCTCAGGCCAAAGCAGAGTGCGAGGCCGAAGTGTATCAGTTGTACTTGGATGTTATCCGTGAAGAAAAAGAGTGGGCAGACTACCTGTTCAACAAGGGTCCAGTGATTGGTCTCAACGCACAGATCCTAAAAGACTTTGTGGACTACACAGCAGCCAATGCGCTGAAAGAAATTGGCATCAAGTATCAAGAGCCGGCACCACGCTCTACACCCATTCCATGGTTCAACAAGCATGTGGACACCAGCAAGAAACAAACGGCCCTGCAGGAAAACGAATCAACCAACTATGTTATTGGTGTGATGAGTGATGCTATTGACTATGAGGAACTGCCCAACCTATGATTAACGACGAATGGTTCCAACCGGGTGGGTTCGAAACCTACAAACATCCAACACCTATCAACTACGAAACTGCTACAGACAACGGCACAGTAGAAACTCTTGAAGGCCCAGTGAACTACACAGTGGGTCATAAGATTATTACTGGTCCTAAAGGCGAGCGATATCCTGTGAGTCCTATCAAGTTTGCAGCCTACTATGATGATAACGGCAATGGAACTGCTACACCTAAAAAGATTATGAAGGTAGCAAAACTTGCTGACCATGACGGTGTTGTCCAAGCAAGTTGGGGCAACTTAGAATACACTAGAGGTAATGACTACATTGTTCGACATGGTCTAGGTGACTACGGTGTTGTCAAAACAGATATCTTTGCCAAAACTTACGACAAATCAAAAGAAGGAAAATAAAATGAAAGCAATTGTATGGTCGAAAGATCAGTGCCCTCACTGCGACCAAGCCAAGGCGCTACTGAAATCACGAAACATTGAATTTGAAGAACGCAATATCCAGCATGGCTGGACTCGAGAACAACTACTAGAAGCAGTACCAACTGCTCGCTCAGTACCACAGATCTTTTTAAATGATGAATTTGTGGGCGGGTTCACTGAACTCAGAACAAAACTAACAGAAAGCAAATAATGGAAATTGGAAAAGTTTACACATTCAAAATGAACTCTGGCGAGGAAATGATTGCCAAAGTTATGGAAACTGGCGAAGGCTATGCCCTGTTACAGGACCCTGTAAGTGTGGCTCCTGGCCCACAAGGCATGGGATTAGTGCCGTCAATGTTTACCGCAGATCCTGACAAAAATCCCCGGCTAAATATGAATTGTGTTGCTATCTCTGCATTGACAGATGAAAATGTGCGTATGAAGTACATTGAAGCAACTACAGGCATCAAGGTGCCAGAAAAGAAAATCTTAGTAGGATAACATGCCAGGAATACAACGAGTGGGCGATGCAAACGGAGCAGGCGGTGTAATTACATCGGGTATTGACTCTGTACGCATAAACGGAAGACCGATTGCTACAACCGGCAAAGGTGTCAGCGCCCACCCATGTTGTGGACGAAGAGGATGTCCTGGCATACATTGTGGACCAACCACCGCAGGTGGATCAGGCACAGTTCGCGCTAGTGGAATAGCAGTAAGCCTAACTGGTGATGCAGACACCTGTGGTCATGCACGATCTGGCGGCAGCGGCGATGTTAGGGCAGGATAATGGCAGGTATATTAACGCCATTGCAACTGACAGCGGCTGCTGGACTATTGGCCAACACAGGACTAAAGCCGTTTCCACCTGCATTGATATCAGCAATTGTGACATTTAATGCCACTACAGTTATCACTAATTTTATTGCCGCAGTTAATTTTTATAAAGCACAGTCTTTTGCCACACAAAGCACATTGGAAAGATTATTAAGCATTGGAAGTGCAGTGTGTCCTGCATTGGGTAACAGCATACCTACCAGTCCTGTGGGAACTTATCCGTATTTGAGCACAGAATATCTAACCACCCCTTTCAACGCTACAGATGGATCTACGTTGGACCCATCAGGATTTAGCAATCTGATTGAACAAACTTGTGCAGCCTACCTTGGTAACGGAGATGTTGGCCGTTTCGCACAAGGCTTTCTGGCAGTGCAAGGTTACATCAACTCAACCAATCAGTTTATTAATTCTGCTGTAAATGCACAAACTTATCTTGGTCCTACATTTACCAACATGAATGCGTTGACCACAAACAGCGTCAGTGACGTAAATCCAGACTTTGGCAATTTTGCCACTGATTTAGCCAACCAAGGCAACTTAACCAATTTGAATGATATTAAGTTGTATGGTACACCTGCCGGCCTGTTGCGTCAGATTGCCGCAGAAGGCAACATGGTGGGTGGAGTGTTTGCACCTGTACAGACTCCATTGTTGGCAGCAGGATTGTCGGCCAAAGAAATACAAACTTTGTTAGCAGGCCCTGGCACAGTTACAGACAATGAATACTTGCGATTACAACAATTGGCCTATCAAGGTATGGCCAATGTCACTGGCACTGATTTACAACAGGTGTTGAGCATATTGGAAGTTACCACTCCAAACATCAGTAACATGACTGACCTGTTGGATCAAACCAAAATATTTCCCAACAGTTACACCACGCTGTTGACACCCACACCCCAAGGGCCTGTACCAGTGTATGGCACAGATGGTAGCGTGAACATGAACTTGGCTGACAATGTGTCTGTGTATCTAGCATCGCCCAATGGATGTGAAGATTTGGGCAAAGTGATTCCACCTGCACAAGCAGTGGCCAATAAAGCCGTGCAAGTGGCATTTGAACAAGTCACCAACATCACCAATACCACAATACCTGCCTTGGCTGACACAATTGACACTGTAACAAGAAACCCCTGGGACAGCAATACATCGTACCTTGCCAACGCAGTAGTGGCCAATGCTCCAGGAGTGCCCGCAGTGGGCAATTTAGCACAGTTAACTCCAAGCACTGTGTTTTATCGTGCTCAACAAGATGTGCCCACAGGGATTGATATCAACAACACTGACTACTGGTTGCCAACTACGTTAGGTTGTGGATTAAGCACTATGGCTGATTTGCCGTTGATTCAAGCACAAACCACGCCCATTGATTCCTCTGTAGCTGACTATTTTGCCAACACAGTTGCCACTGGCACAGGACCAGATGGTAATATAACCACTTGTGACGTGATTGGATTAGCAATTGATCATGATAATTTTGCCAGCCAATTAAACACAGCCACCACAGCTATCAATGCATTACAAACAGCAGGATCATTGGCCACACTAAACACCGCTTACACAAATATATTATTGGCTGCTAATGATGCCGCAGTACTAACACAAATCACAAACGCCAACAATGCCATCAGTGCGCTGAGTGCCAGCCCTTATGTGACCACATTAAACACAGCATGGACATACATGGCCAACCTAATGAATTTATCAGCCAAGTACACCACTGAAGCCACCATTGATTATTTTACACTATCAGCAGGTGATAAAATTAGCACCATGAGTTTTGTGCAAAATCTTCCACAATATGGAAACCAAACAGATGCATGCGGTCCTGCTGCCTTTTTGAACAGTTTGGCAAACACCACCACACTTACCGGCCAGGCCATAGTTGGTGCCATGCGTGAAGGCAAAAACAATCAGTGTTTGGGCGAGGCGAGATTGAACGTTGATACCACTGCCTCTCCGCGCCCGGCAGTGACTCCTGTGCCTGCTGTGACTCCTGTATACTAAAGTATACATTTTTCTGGTTGACCAATAATGCCGTATTTGCTATAATATGGGCATGTGGACCAAAATACAACGCCAAATACAGAAGTACTACTATCGTACTAATTTTACGGTAGTAGAACTCCTAGTAATTGTAGGGTTATTATTTTGGTTGACCAGAAAAGCCTATTTTGCTATAATTTAGGCATAGTAAGCAACAAAGGAGCCGCAATGACCCAGATGTCTAAGATCCAGCAAGTTAACTCTGCAATCATGTTTGGTGAGTTTTCAAACACTGAACTTGACAGCATCCTCAGTGCAGTGCAATTTGCCAAGGCCAGCCTGCGTAAACACAATATCCGCCAATTTGCCAAAGGTGACACAGTGAAGTTTCACAGCACCAAACGTGGCATGACTATGTCGGGCACCGTGAGCAAGATTGCCATTAAGTATGTGACAGTGGCTACCCCGCAGGGCTTGTGGAAAGTGCCTGCCAACATGTTGGAGGCAGCATGACATTTCGACGCTGGCTAAATCAACGTTGGTATGCTCACTGCCTCGAAATAGAAGAATGGACTGGCCGCATGCCGCCCTATCCAATGTCAGAATATTTTGCCAAATACAAATATTGGCTCAAACGCGAATACCGCCATCAACAAGGAGAAAACTATGGGTCTTGATATGTATGCCTATGTGGCCACCCGTGAAGGTCAGCAACGCGAATACTACGACGGTGCTGAGTGGGACGAAACCACCAAAGATCTTGTGAACACAAAGGTAAACAAGCCGCGTGAAATTGCCTACTGGCGCAAGCATCCTAACCTGCATGGCTGGATGGAACGGCTTGCAGAACAAAAAAAATTAAGCTATGACAGCTTCAACGGCATTGAAATGGAACTCACTGCCGAGGACTTGGACGAACTCGAACGAGCAGTCACACACCGTCAACTGCCGGCTACATCAGGTTTCTTCTTTGGCAACAATTCAGACCAGCACTACTATGACAGTGACCTGGCCTTTATCAAAGCCGCTAGAACAGAAATGTTCATGGGTTTGAAAGTGTTTTATAACTCGTCATGGTAAGGCGTTAAGTATATGAATGAAACTGATTACAGCCACTCAAGGTTTGATGCCATAATGGCCGCAGGATGGATCCGCGACCTCGAAAGTTCAGACAGTCGCATTCACAAAGAAAAAGTGATTGAAAAAGCTCTTATGGCTGCTCGGCTGGGCAGTGCCGATGCGCAGTGTTTTTTGTTCAACTGCTATCAAGCCTACAATCCGTTCTATGTGTTTGGTATCCGCCAGGTGCCTGAAACTGAGGGGCTGACT